TATCGATCCCCAGCTCTATACAGACTACAACCGTACAGTCCCGCATATTATTGGGCTCCCCAGCTTGAAGCGCAACTGTATGTGTCGGGCACGAATGCACAGCCCAGCTGGGGGGGCAGGACCACTGTCACAACGGAGGGTATGGAGGCTACATCAGTGTCGGAGAATCGCTTGAACCAAATGCTAGCACCAAATCAGCGGGCGGATTTGGAGTATATGGACAGTGCGGGGCGGCCGCTCACTTTCTTAGAGACTGTCACCCATTTCCGGCAACCCACGACCAACTTCTCCAACATCGACTACGTGCGGACCTCCCCCGCCATACTCGACGATCACGCACTGGGTTATGACTGTATCCCTCTTATTATGGCTAACGACTATGCTAACCCCTTAGCCGCCACAGTCGCACGCCATTTCGCCCCTTCCCTGGCTCCGAATCCGGTCATTCTCGCTGACTACTATGAATTTGTTCGGGAGTCCATAGACCAGAGAAAGTCATTTGGCCACGCTGCTATCCGGCCAGTGACCTGCGAGGAAGTGTGGAAGGGAAACCCAAAGAGAGCTGCGTATATGACATCTATGGCACGCCTCAATGACGGAATAGCCGAACCGTCCAGTCAGCTACAGTTTATGATGAAAGCAGACGAGGCAAACCCTATGAACGATGACCCCCGACCACGAAACGTCGTCAGCCCAGGACTAGACGCCCGCACGCTATACTCCATTATTAACCACCAATTCCTCACCATTCTCAAAGCCATGTACCCCGAGGTGATCTTGGCCATGAACACTACGGAGGCTGCGGAAAAGATCTTTGCCCGCAATATGGCAAAACAATTGGGCGTAGGGAATCTGAGGCTGCTGTCTTTAGATGGGAGTGCGTTTGACAGCGTTCAGCATGCCAAGTCCATACTGTACACCGAGGGCCAATTTTTCGATGAATTTTTGCAGGCAGCTCTCGACAACTCCCCCATCCCCGAGGCATGGAAGCCATTCATAGTGGACTCGTGTTACAAGGAGGAGTGGGAGGTACATTCATTCGTTAAGGATGAAACTGGCCGCAGGAAGTGGATGCAAGGACATATGTGGGGCACCGTGCCCTCGGGCGTGGCATTTCGCACCACCTTTGGGAACTCCCTACGGCAGCTCCACTATGTGCTGTATTGGATAACTATGTCAGGCGTTCCCTCCACAAAGTACAATGTGTACATCACCGGCGATGATGTAATGATAGCGGCCCACAAAGATGTCGTCCCCCAGCTGGTCGAGAGTTTTCCCCGGTACTGGGCTAAGAAAGCCAGCGGCACCCACGGCTTAGGCCAGAAGGCGGACGGACTCTTTGAGATAAACGGAACTCCCTATCCCTGCGCAGACTTCCTCTCAAAAATTTATATCCAGACAGAGACTGCAGCGTACTTCAATAGACTCCCCCACCGTGTGTTGACTATGTCGAATTATGCATCCGCGGTGCGGGTTGGGCACGCAAAGGGGAAAATGTCGCCACAAACCCATGCCAATGCAGTGACGAGTTCTTTATTCGCCTCACTGGAGAAGGACCCCTTCTGGAGAGAATTGCTGGAATATCGCCTGACATT